CTTTTATGCCGGTCTCGAACATCAATACACTAACTGCCGATGGTCAAGCAACTACATACATGTCGGGCAATACTTCTGCTACTGATTTAGCTCCCATAAGAAGGGTTCAGTTCTTGAAGGGTGGTGTCAAATATCCGGCTGACTTTGATTTTGTTACGAATATTGTGGATTCTACTAATACTGCTTCGAAGGTTGTTGATCCAGTAATAATTAAGAACTTGGTTGAAGCAGTATCTCCAGATGGAAGTTCTGAAAGGAACTCTGTATCTCCGGCAAATACCAACCGCGATTACAATATGACTGCTTCGGCAACTGCTGACAGCTCATATGTCAATATTGCTGAAGGTGGCGGAGTCTATGGATTAGCTGTCAAATACGGAATCGGTGGAGCTGGTGATGACTTCTCGCAAGAGCAGTTTGGTGTCAGTATTGAGAGTGATCTCAAACAAGACAATCCCATTGGTGTCTATATCTTTGTTAAGGCAAAGGCACAGCTCTTATACTCGCAGAGTGGAGTTCAATTGCGCAGTTAAATATCTCGTCAATAATTTAAAAATATAAACAATATTAAATATAATATGGATTCTGAAACATTACCTTGGAAAGTTTTTAGATATAAGTATATTAATCAAAGATATCCAGCAAATTTCAATTCAAGAAGTGAATATATTCAGTATTTTAAAGGGACATATCCTTTGGAATATAAAAAATACAGAGATTATTCAAACTATACAAAACAACAAACAGTAAAAAACTATACACCAGAACAAAAAGAAGAACAAAGATTGAAGCAAGTAAAACGTGCCGCAATTAATTATAAAAGACATAAGGAAAAATATCAAGCATATTACAAAGAATATATTAAAAATCCAATTAATCGTGAAAAAAACATTAAAAGATCTAAAGAATGGTATTGGAATAAAAGAAAAGCAGATTGTGATTATATTAAAGAAATTAAAAAAAAAGAAATTAAAAAACTATACACCAGAACAAAAAGAAGAACAAAGATTGAAGCAAAGCAAGAAAGAAAATCAGCGATTAAAATAGAAAAATTATCATCTCCCATAACAATTGATTTTCCATAATTTATTTTCTATAACTGTAATTTTTTTGATTATTTTAAACAAAATAAATATGTTTAAGATAAGTATAAGATGTCTATGAATGATATGCCAAGTGATATGGTCACGCCAGAGACTATCCCAAACTTTTTGATGTTGGAGCAGATTCCAGCAAACTACGTTCAGCAGTTAGAGACTGATCTTCTCGAGCCAGTCGTATTCAGTAATGGAGCAGCAACTACAGATGGATTTGCTCGTTTCACTCTTCAGAATAAGGGTTTCCTTCATTCTCACTCGAAGATCTTTGTTGGTTTGAAACCGTCGGCGACTGTAACTCGCGCTTATTTACAGCCCCATGTTGGTATTGGTCAGATTGTAAAGAAGGCTGTTCTTAAGATTGGAAACAAGACTTTGAATGAGTTAGATTCGTGGGCCGGTTTATATGCTGTTAAATCGTCTCTCATTACGAATGAAAACAATTTAGAGCGTGAGATGTACACGACTGGTCGTTTTTTGAATCACGGATTCAGATACAATGACGCTTCTGATACTCTCGCGGATGATTATGGATTAGATACCGGTATTGAATATGATGAGACTGATGGTGATCTTGAACTTCCCGATTGGTATGTGATGGATGGTCTGAAACCGGCCGAGTGCCCCACATTTCAGATTGATTTAAGTGATTTGTTCCCTTTCTTGAAGGTGAATCAGCTTCCCTTATATATGATTAAAGAACCGATTAACATTGAATTAACTTTCCAGCCGTCGGTTGAGAGGCGTGTCCAGACACAAGCGGCACAGACTGGAGCACAAGCAGTTGAGATAGTGCGTGATGACCTTAAGTTTTGCGCCGACTACATCTTCTACGGAGCATCTGATGAGATGGATAGATATGCTGCTGCTAATCAAGATTTGTCTTTCTCTTTTGTAGACTATCGTTTGGTTGAAGCCACTACAAGTCACACGGCACTTGCTTCTGGTATTGTTCGTAATCTTGGTATGGCTAATCGTATAGTTCCGAGAGTAATTACTCTGTTACCATCTTCGGCACAAGTGGAAGGAACATTACTTGGAGAAAATAATTCGATAGCTCCATTTGTTACGGCAAGTGGTGTTCAGACTGGTGTCAAATACAATATTCGTTACAATGATAGATTTGAATATACTTCTGATATTGACAATGTTGCTCGTCTTTTCTCTGAATTTACTCAATCAGAGGGTGTTCCATTCGTTACTCGCCAAGAGTTTTCGAGCCAAGGTAATCTTGCTGGTGGTATCACTACTGAAACCTTTATGGGACATGAGCAATCTGGAAATCTTAAAGGTCAATTATTCTATATGGGAACTAAATTGACAAATGGTCGTGTTGGTCAGCGTGGTCTTGAGCTTCATTTATCTGGCACTTTCCCATCCTCTGGCAGAACAATTGATCTTCTCCGTGTTTATTGTGAGTATGTTAGAGTTGCTAGACTTTCTGGGGGATATACTGAGATTTACAATGCGTAAATACATTCCGACGCTTGAATAATCCGTAAATAATCTAAAAAAATAATCTAAATCTTATATTATAATGGTTGAAGTTGAAGATGTCTCAAATGCGATAAGTGAATATCGTCCTTCATTAAAAGCAAATACTGTAAAGCAGTATGAAAGACAATTAATGAAATTACAAAAAGACTTCAATTCAAATAATTTTGATTTTTTAAATGATGTTGAAAAAGTTGAAGATCATTTGAAAACGAAGCATTATACGACTCGTAGAAATGTATATAATTCTGTGATAATGTTATTATTAGCCTTAAATGCTAATAATGAATATGATGATTTAATAAAAAAATATCAAGAGATTCGTGATAAATTGAATGAAAAATATGTTGAAGATCAGCAAAGTAATAAGATATCAGAAAAACAAAAGAATAATTTTGTGTCATTGGATGAATTAAAAGAGATGTTAAAAACAATGGAAAAAGTAATAAAATCTGATGGAATAACAAAGAAAAATCAAATATCGGTAAAAGATAAAGAATTACTCATGGTTAATTTGATATATAATATGTTGATAGAAGTGCCGACTCGTAATGACATGGCAGATATGAAATTAATCACAAATACAATGTTTAATAAGATTGATAAGGATAAAGGTAATTATATTGTAAAAGGTAAAAATATGATGACTATGGTCCTCAACGATTATAAGACAAATGGGAAATATGGAGAAAAAAAGATAGAATTAAGTAAAGATTTACAAAAGAAGATAAATAGATATGTTAAATTGATAAAAGTGAAGAATGGTGAAGCATTGTTTACATCTTCAACTGGAAGACCATATACAAGAAATGAAATATCACAAATATTGTTAAAGAACTCTAAAAAGTATTTAGATGGAAAATCTATTGGCTCAACCATGGTGAGAAAGATAGTGGTGTCTGATAAGTTTGGTCCAGACTCTGAATTGAGTAAATTGAAGTCGGAGCAAGCCGAGTTAGCAGATAAGATGGCTCACTCTGTTGCCACTCAAGAAATGGTCTATTCAAAGAAATAGATTTTCCAAATGGAGAGGAAAAAAACAAAATAATAAATATATATATCTCAAAAATTAAAAATCGAAATTATTAAATATTATTATTGTTAATGTTAAGAAAATATTTTCCTTTCCAAATGGAAAATTAAATATCAAATTTGAAGGATATGTAAAATTAAAATATCAATTGTATTTATTTAGATGGGTGTAGCATATCCGGGATGGTGGGCATCGTCGGAAGGAGAATATATCAAAAACAATCCAAGGCATGATTCGATTGGAGAAGGATATGGTGAAAAATATGATGAAGATGATCCGAAGATCTTTCGCTCATTTGAGAGTAAGATTTCGCAACTAAAGAAGTCAACTTCTCTTGAAGAACTAAAACAAGAATACCGCAAACTAATTCTACAAAATCATCCAGACAAGGGTGGTGACCATGAGACTTTCATAGAGATTCAGTCTGAATATGAAAGACTATGTGAATCTATTTAAACTCATAGTATTCATTTGGATGCTTCTTCTTAATCTTTCTAATATTGCTTTGTAAGTCTTTTTCGATATAAATTGCTGGATATACATAATAATTTTCAATTGGTATATTATGTATAGAAACGTCTATTGCTCTCCATCTTTTTAATTGATTTAAATAATCAAGCATTTGCTTCGCGACTTGCCACTTCGGAATATAATATGACAACGTACATAACATTCTCATTTTTGTTTTATCTAACTCATTAATTCCATTTACTGAATCGTGTTGAACTGGTGTGTTATCGGTCATCTTCAACTGGTGTAACCATCCACCCAAATAAGTAATACCGTCTTGTGGTAGTTGAAGATCACTGATATCATTTACTTTCTCTGCGTCATCTTCGAGAATCAATACATTATCTATCTTATTGTCAGAAATATACTGCCAAATATTAATATGAGACAAAAAACAAGCAGTTTTACATAAATGCTCCCTGGATGAAATATTGTAATAAGAGATCATTTTTTGTGAATAATATTCAGAAACTTCATCATAACTTGTAGCAGACCATCTTATTTCATCATTATTGAAATTTGCCATTCTATCTTTACATTTGTCTAAATTAATAACAAAGGTCTTCATCTTTATTTAAATAGAAATTTTAATTTTGAAGGTGTATCAAAAATAATATCTATATTAATAATATGCTAACTACAAAACAATTGAGAGAGTTAATAAGCAAACACAATAAATTGTCTAAAATTACAATCCCAGCAAGAGCAACAAGACCACAACTGATAAAATTAATTGAAGGTCAAGGATACAAGATATTTGAAGAACAAGGGAAGATTGTTGGTGGTCCCAAAAGGATAATAAAACCCACTACTCCATCAAAGAAAGCAGAACCGGAGAAGAAACCAGCACCAGCAAAGAAACCATCACAAGCAAAGAAAGCGGATGGAAGAAAACCCCCACCAAAATTAAAAGGATTAGAATGGAAAAAAACCGATGATAATGCTGATGGCTGGGCGTGGTATTCTAATTCTGTAACTCAAATAGAAGACCCCAAAGAAAAGACAAGATATGAATATAAACATTTTCCACAAGACAGCAGAAAGATTTATCAAGATGGTTTTATTGCTGACGACGAAGGAAATGATTATACAATTCCAGAGTTCAAAAGAAAATATAATAAATTACTGAAAAGTTCTGATTTCAAAATGTCGGCGAGAGATAGAAGAGACTTAATATTTCAATGGGAACTATGGTGGAGACGGAATGGTGGTCTTGGATTAAAGGATTATGTGATTATGCCCACAAGAATAGCAAATGCGGCATTTAAAAATCAAAAAGACATTGATGATAAAAAAAGAAGAGAAGGCATCTTTAAAAAATTACAACAATTGATCGGCGATGGTAATATGTCGGATGGAACTACTTGGAAAACTATAACAAAAAAAGATATAGAAGAAGAACTTGAATAAGATATAAAAACATTAAAAAAGAAAAAGAATGATAAAAAAAAGGGGGAAATATGTCTGTAACATTAAGGGAGTGCCGATTTACGACTCTTAACGTCTTGGAGATTATTTTTATTTATATAATTTACGTCTCTTGTAGTAATGTTACAGAGCAATTAAGGGAGTCATATATCAAAAAATCCGCTACTATTATAAATAAAGGCAGATATATAAATAATTAATTAATTATTTATATATCTGCCTTTATTTATAATAGTAGCGGATTTTTTGATATATGACTCCCTTAATTGCTCTGTAACATTACTACAAGAGACGTAAATTATATAAATAAAAATAATCTCCAAGACGTTAAGAGTCGTAAATCGGCACTCCCTTAATGTTACAGACATATTTCCCCCTTTTTTTTATCATTCTTTTTCTTTTTTAATGTTTTTATATCGAATCTTCAAGTTTTGTAATTAAATCATCCAAACAATTCTTAACAATTTTTTCAATATATTTATTTTGTCTTTTTTCTTTTAGTTTATCTTTATTTTTTTTATTATATTGTTTTTGATTTTCTTTTAGTTTATCTTTATTTTTTTCACGCCATTGTTTCTCATATTCTTTAATTTTATCTGTATTATTTTCATAATATTCTTTTCTTTTTTGATTTAGTTTTTCCTTATTTTTTTGATAATATTCTTTACGCCATTGTTTTTCATCAAAATTAAGTTTATATTTATTAATACAAACGATGTTAGTTATCCAATATCTTTCCCTTTCTTTTCTATTTTCTTCATTACACTTTTCAAGTTCTGTAATGATACAATTATCAAGATTTAATTGTTTTGAAGAACAATTGTTAGTATCTAATTTATGATAGAATAATCTCTCATTTAATGTGTATTTAGTGCTGCCGACATATTTCAATCCATCACAATCTTCGATACAATAAATAGAAACCATAATTTTAGTTGAAGATAAGTTGAAGATAACTAAAATACCTTCAAATTTAAAATATCTATTTAGATAAAGATGGATTCGCAGATATTTGAAGAATTAATCGTCCTTTGTAAAGAAAATCATCGAGAAGATTTAGTATCTTATTTAGAATCAGTAGAAGAAATAATTGTTGAAGATCAAGACTATTCTCCAACTCCAAAAGAAAAGAGACAATTTAAAAAAGACCAAGAAATTGATATGATCGAGGAAGGAGAACCAGAGCATCTAATTGTTGTCAAAGATAAAGATGGGTTTTTAAGTTTGAAATAATTTCTAATTAATATTATAATGTCTGCTGCTCATTTTGCACTTGAAGATCTCAAACAAAAACTTCAAGAAGTTGAAGATGAAAACAAATGGTATGATGATATTTTTGATAAGATAACAGATGAATTATATTGTGCTTCTCCAGAAGACGCTCTGGAAAGAATAGAAGCTCTCAAAGCAATCTCTCTTGCGTTAATTTCGGCTCAAATATTTTCTATATTATTATATATAGTATGGTAAACAACCAACAATTCAAAGAACAATATGCTATTGGAAAACAATCTGAAATTGATTCGCATAAAGATCTTCAACAAATATTTGGGATGGAATTAATCCATGACCCGTACGAATTAGCACATTTTGACTTTTTTAATAAAGATAAAAAGGTTGCGATTGAATTAAAAACAAGACCAAATACCACATTCAATAATGGTGTATTTGACCATATTTCAAGACGCGGAATTAAATCCAAATTAGACACACTATATTTTGATGCTCCCAAATTAAGATGGGCTGGAGTTCTCAATAAAGATAAACCAGTTGAAGATAAATGGCAATTTTTTATTGTCTGGAAATGTAACGGAGAATATTTTTACTGGAAAATTTGCGGCAAAGATAATTATTTTGTTGAAGAACAATTTAGAGATTGTGGTATGGGAATTAAAGTCAATAGAGATGTGGTTAATGTCCCAATAAATCTTTTAACTCATTTTCGGGAACCATTGAATAATTAATATATTTAAATGTACTCTTTTTACGCTGTCCCTTTCTTCTCGGTGCTAAAAATACAGCGTCTTCTTCATCTATTATCTTCAACTTTATTAATGCCATCAATGTTATTCTAAACAAATACATATCCATTGATGGTATTTTTTGTTTTTTAACTTTTTTATTATAAATACTATTACAAGTCAGCATATATTGAAATATCTGACGTTTGATATTATATCCCTTCATTCTCATCGATTGAATAATTAATTCGTCACCTTCTTTTTTGTAATGTTCATAATCATATCTACCAAGTGGAAAACTACATATTAATAAATCTTTCCAATAAAGACACATCGAACCGTTTTTACCTTCGACTATCATTTATTTAATAATGTGTATTTAACTTTTATATTTATTCTTATAAATGGTCAAAATGATTGTTAAAAAGAGCGACAAAGCTGGCAAAAAATATGTTGCTATCTTTACTAAAGATGATGGCAAAATTAAGAAGACTTATTTTGGTCAGTCTGGTGCTGATGATTATTTGAAGACGAAAGATAAAGAACAGCGCAAACGATATAGATCACGCCATGCTAAAGATCTAGATACCAAAGATCCAACTCGTGCCGGCTACCTTTCGTACAATCTGCTCTGGGGCGATTCAACATCTTTAAGAGAAAATATTAAGAATTACAAAAAGCGGTACAATTTTAAATAAATAAAATCTTTTAATAATATTATGATTATTCGGGACAATAAAGGAAAAATAGTCAATTACAATCAAGTTGAATCTGTTGAAGTCAAACAAGCCAAAGAATATATTCATGAAGATGATAGAGTTCTCGAACTGGGTGCCAGATGGGGTGGAGTTTCTGTGACTACAAATAAAATACTCAAAGATAAAGAGAAGCATTATGTCGTTGAATGTGATCCATCTGTCTGGGATACATTAGAGTTTAATAAAAACAACAATAATTGTAAATTTAATATAATAAAAGGAACTATTTCTAAAAAGAGACAAGGAATCTCTGGTAAATCATGGGCCACTCATACTGTTGAAGATGAAGAGTCAGAGATCCCCAACCATTTAATACCACTTGTTGATTTTAATGTATTAATCGCTGATTGTGAAGGATTCATAGAAACGTTTTATGATGAAAATAAAGAGTTTTTTAAGGGACTTCGGCTTATTCTTCTTGAAAAGGATCGACCAGATCATTGTGATTATGATAGAATATTTAAAGAGTTTCGAGAATTGGGATTTCAACAAGTAGATCCAAAAAGATTAAAGTTTCATTGTGTTTTTAAAAAATAAATAGTATATATATATATGGATACATACACAGATATTAAAGTCCTTGAATGTAATCGGCTTCATTCTGAAGAAAGCAAATCAAATAATGATGAAAATTATGCTCATTGGACCAATAATCTTCAAGATATTGTTCATCTTGAGGCTGGCGATCAAGTATCAGTTCATGGGGCTATGGTATCTGAAAGGGGTGCTGGCCAGAGCTCTTCTATTGAAATTAAGGGAGAATCTCTTGGCATCACAAACACATATCAATATATTAATTTAAGCGGCTCTGTGATAAACGCTACGGAAGCCAGACGTTTATCTGGGGGTTATGATTTATTAACAGCAGAACTCACAACAGAAACTAAGGAACTATTTGATAATAAAGGTAATTTTTTATCTAGTTACTTCATTCCAGCAAATGGTCACAATTATATAGAATTACCGAGAAGATTTTGGTATTCAGAATATGGCGCTACCGATTTTAATAAAGATAATTATTATACGCAAGACTCTCAAGGTAAAGGAATGTCTTTTGCCGATCCATTTGGTATGACAGATAGCGGTCCAGGACAAGGAGGGGTGGATAGATGGGATCTATATGAAGATTATTATCAAATATCATGTACTGCTAATGCATCATTATCCAGAGTCAAGAATGATAACTCAAGATTTACCATAATGATTAGAGAAAAAACACCATATAGCCAATCTGCTGCTGCCCAGGCAGATATGCCAGACCAATATGTCAGAGATCCAGAGAATAGTAATTATTATGTTTATCGGGAACTCAAAGAAATTGTTGTTCCAAGAGGATTTAATTCACCAGAGTTCTTTTCTACTGAAGTAACAAGACAACTACAAAAAGTCACAGATGAAAACACATTTCTTTTCAGAGGGAATCAAGATCTTACAGAAAATGCTTATACTCCAGGATTTCCAATACCAGTTACAAAATCAATCTCAACGGAAACTTTTAAACCATTTAGAGTCGCCGGTTATGTTCAGGAGCCAGGACCACTGATCGGTAGCAAAACATCTCAAGAAATACAGATGGATAATTTAATTGACGGAACTGGGACTGCTGGAGCATTTTATTTGAGTCAATATCATGTTTTTGGGTGTAAAAGACCAGAAATATATGAAACTGGAAGGTTAATCAATAGAAACCCAACATCACCATATGCTCAAAATAATTGTCTCGGTTCAAGATTGAGAGCATCAACCACCGGAGAACATTTTGATTTTGATTTACCATATGAAGAAACATATGTTAATTTATTTAGAGACTTTATTCGAGCTCAAGAAAAATATCCCGAGGTTTGGAATATATTCTCAGACTCTAGAACTCTCTATGATGATGGAGATAATATTAATAATTCAAGATGGTGTCATATTAATAGATTTTCAAATGCTTCAATGACATTTTATAATGGTTCAGATACAGATATAATTAATGATACTGCTATGCTTGGATGGGGAGGATATAAATATCAAACTTGGAATGCTTCTAAATATACAGCAAAATCACTGTTACTACCATTTAAATATGATGCTTCTCAAAGAGATATTTATTATGATTCGCCAATTGAATATGATGGTCAAAGGACGTATGGGTGCTTTGGTAAATCTCCACAAGGAAAAATAAGGGTTTATGGAACTGAATATAATGGTACTGGAAGTGATTTATTATCATTATTAATTGGCGGAGGTAGTTTTATAGAATCTGAAAGAAAAATTGGCTTTGACCAACATTTTTCAGCACCAGGAATGGTTTATGTCTTACCATGTGATATGAGACCAAACACTGATGCCATTATAAATGCTTCCAATCATTTTTTAAATAATTTCAATTTGAATGGAAATGCTAGTGCAAATCTTGGTGATTATGATGATAGTGATAAATTAAGTCCACATAAATTATATTTTGGAGCAAATGCTCCCAAGTTAAATTGGAATGGAACTAATTTTACGATTAGTGATCTTCATACTGCTATGAATAAAGGTAACAATCAACTCGCTACAAATGTCTTCGCAACAGCTGCTCCTTATGGTTATAATAGAGATCTTCAGGGTGACGCTGAAGCTGATGTAGTCTACAAAATTAACCCCAGAGAAGATTTCTGTGATTTCAGTCCAGTAAGGAAACCATATTTGGGACAAGTAACAATCACTGGATATACGCATGGAGATTCGTGGGCAACATCATATTTTAATGGTAATCTCGAGCCTTGGAGAGTTTATGATTCATTAACTGGAATTATGATTGAAGACTTTGGTGTTCCAGAATCATCGTGGTCACGCTCTTTATGGGGACTTTTGGGTTTCTCTTATAAACAATTCAATTCTACTTCAAATACAAGATTATCAGTTATTAATTATGATAACGCTAATGATTTATCAGTCATCACAACTAATTCAGAGATTAATGAAGGTGATAGCAAAATATATACCAGAAATGCATTTGGTGTTCCTTTATTTTACAATAGATTACCATATGGGGGAACTATTCTAGATAAAAGTGATGCTTATGCCGTTCGATTTTATCCAGAAATTATTCAAGCAACACAATCTATACAGATTGTTGCCGATAATTTACCAACTCGAATGATAAGAGGATATTATACTATCAGATCAAATATTTTACAAGATACTCCGTTTATCGGAGGGAAAGTTAATAATACTACAATGCCGATTGTCGGAGTAGTTGATAAAATTAATGGTGATGGAGACTTCTATTTTCAACAAGAGTCGAGTTTAATTTTCACTATTACAAAACCTTTATCTTTAGCTTCAATTACTTGCTCGATTCACGATCCGGACGGGAGTTTTGCGAATGTCTCTGAACAAAGCACAGTCTTATTTAAAGTACAGAGAAATAGAAATGTTACTTTCAACGTTCTTGAAGAAATACTTCAAGAACAACAAGGACAGACAACACAATCAAATCGAAAAAAACAAAGATTGTAAATTTAAATATTTTAATTAATAATAATGGCCGATAATTTGACAAATCGAATCATTTGTGAAGGAAAAAAGCCAGAATTAAAACCAATTGAAAGAATAGAAAATGACGTATCAGCTATTAAAAATGAATTAACTCATATCAAACAATATTTAAGAAAATTAGAAATACGTCTTCAACTTCAAGACCAAAAAAAAGATGAAGAATATCAAAAAGTAGAAAATGGATGGTGGTGGTAAATTATCATAATTATTTTCTTTCTTAATGTATATGGAACCCATAACAATTCTTGTGCCAACTTACAATCGTTCAAGATTCTTACCATTATTTTTAATGAACCTTATATCGCAAGATTACCCACACAACTTACTTAATGTAATAATAGATGATGACGGCGAAGAAAGGTTCATTAAAGATGAAGATGAATTACAAAGAGTTAAAGAACATATATCTCCCATATCTTTAACTTACATTACAAACAATAAAAGAAGAACTATTGGTAAAAAAAGAGATAATTTAATTAAGATGTGTAACACTAAAGTATTTTGTTTTCTTGACGATGATGACTATTATTTTCCGACTTATATCAGTTACTCATATCAAATGTTAAAGAGCAACAAGTTTGGTTGTGTTGGCAGTGATAAAATGATATTCTGTATGACTGATAAAAACTTTAGTGTTCATATGATTGATTGTGGAAATACTAAACATCTTATACACGAAGCGACTCTTATGGCTACCAAAAAATGGTACAGAGCATCATGTGGATTTGCTAATAGTTCACAGGGAGAAGGCGCTAATTTATTTCATGGTATGGAAAGAAAAGTTGGTATCACAGACATCTCGAAGATTATGGTTTGTGTCCAGCACGGAGGAAACACTGTAGATAAGATGCAATTTGCTAGAGATGATAACAAATTAACTCTTGAAATCTCTGAAGAGTTTAAGAATGGATTAAAAAGTATTCTCGCTTAAATCACTTAAATATTTTCTATTTATAATATATATATGGAAAATTACACAGATGAACAATTAAATAAATTGATTGAGAGTCACAAGAAAATCCTTGAGAATCGTAAGAAATATTATCAAAAAGTTAAAGATAAAGATGATTTTAAAATTAAAAATAGAGCAAGGTCAAATGAATGGTACAAAAATGATGATAATAAAAATAAAGTGAAGCAAAGATATGAAGATAATAAGCCATATTTAAAAGCTAAATCTTCATATAAATACTACAAAAAAAACAATAGACTGGAATATTTTAAGGAGAAGTTCCCAGAAAGATGGGAGTTAATTAAGGATGATTTACTTTGAATGATCATCCCCATGTTTGCATCGCTTCCTTCCAAACTCTGGCTTCACTGGAAATCTCTCCAATAGAGTCTCTGCCACTAGTTCTGGAGTCACTTCATCGTGCTCTGCTTGAAGCTCTAGCCACACTGGCATCACTACTGGTTTAAGATCAAGACGCTCTTTGCCAACAATTCCCATCACTGATTGAGTCTTTTGAAAAGTGTTCATTATATTAATAATAATATATTTTTTTTAATTCAAAAATCAAAATTAATCAATTAAATAATTATTTGTATTTAAGTAATATTATGGAAAAATATACTATAACCGAACTTGGCTCATTTATCACAATTTGTGCTGGAGCTATGGCGACCATCTTATTTGCGATTCAAAAGAGTTCTTGTACAGAAATTGAATGCTGTTGTATGAAATGTAAGAGAGACCCAAAATTAGTGAAGAAGCATTTAGATCCCACGACATCATTAGATACTCCCAGACAGAAAGAGAAACAATTGACTCCTTCAAATCCATGAACTCCAAATTTGAATTGATTTAAAGGAATGAATATTAGAACACAAAAGAGTTACTTTCTTCTCACAATGGATCCGAGAATCACAGTCCGAGCAGGGCAAGACTTCAATGAGTATCAGCGACAAAAAGCATATCTTCGGAGTCACCCAGATTGTCTTGTCATACCACCCAAGCAGCATCGCAAACCAAGAAAGGGTGCCAATAAATCAGACCCACGCATCACCGTCCAGTTTAAGGATGACAGAAAAGAATATTTCAGACAGAAAAAGTATGTAGAAGTACACCCAGATTGTATAGAGATACCACCAAAAAGGGGGGCGACTGTCCCAAGTTGGCTCATTACAGTTGATGGAAAAGATGATCCGAAAGGTTGGCAGCGTCAGTATCAATTCTTGAAAAAGAATCCAGATGCTGAATATATTCCACAAGAAGTCATACATGGTGTAAAAAGGAGAGAAAGACAAGATATGGTAGTCGGTAGAAAAGATGGTAAGTCTGGAACTGGATATGACGGAGCAAAGCATAAAGATCCACGTATCACTGTCAGAAGTTGTGATGACAGAGCTGAATATCGCAGACAAACAAGCTATTTATCGACTCATCCAGATTGTTTAGAGATACCACCAAGACAGAAAATCCTTCACAGAAAAAAGAGAAATGCTAAATAAAGACTCATATCACTCATTATTTTTTATCTCCTTCAAGGACTCCTTAATTACAAATTTGAATTGATTTAAAGAAATGAATATTAGAACACAAAACAGAGTCGCAGCGGCAAAACAATGTCGCAGAATCCCACACTCATCAATGGCTTGGAGGACGTGATGACCTTCATCAAGCAGCAAGAGCATCGCATCAAGGAGTTGGAGGAGAAGAACAAGAAGTTGGAGAAGGACAATAATGACACAGTTGGAATGTTTAACTTTGTGGTCATTCAACAAGAAGAGAACGTAAAAAAGATTCACGAGTTGGAGGAGAAGAACAAGGAACTCCTTCATAGCAAGAATGAAGAAAACAAGAAGCTCAAAGAAGAGAATGAGAAGATGAAGAAGGAATATGCGAGAGTGGTAAGGATGTCTGACAAAGACTGCGATGCACGATTCAAACTCACAAAAGAGTACAAGAAGTTGATGGAACATATCCGTCTAATGAAAGACTTTATAAAAAACAATTGTGCTGATGTATGGGCTGATTGGTGTGAATGGAAAAGGATTGATGCTTTTTGAAGACTAGTCAAATGTAACACATATTTCACCTTGTTCCCTTTGTAAACTCTGACACACATTCTGTTTCAATTCCATTCTTTCTTCCAATTTTTTTTGTGTTTGAGGAGTTATTCTTGGATTAAATGTTGTATTTTTAAATTTGGGATCTTTATTTAATAATTTACAAGCTCTTCGCACCGATGGAATATCTCCAAATTGTTTTATATAATCAGCATCATCTTCAAGTTCTTTAAGTG